CCAGAACGTCCAACTATTCTTATGAGATTAGAAATAACAAGATTAGGATCTTTCCTATTCCGCCTTCTCTCTTGAACAACAAAAAGATGTGGTTTGAGTTCACTGTAGATGGAGATGCTTGGGAGGATGATTCTGGTCGTCCTTCTGGTGTTGATGGTGTCAATAATATGAACACTCTTCCATTTGCAAATATTCCATTTGAAAGTATTAACTCAATTGGAAAGCAGTGGATTAGAAGGTTTGCCTTAGCTCTTTCAAAAGAAATGTTGGGGCAAATTCGAGGCAAATTCAGCACCCTTCCAATTCCGGGTGAGTCTGTTACCCTTAACCACTCTGAATTGCTTTCACAAGGTAAAGAAGAGCAAGATAAGCTAAGAGAAGAACTAAAAACAATCTTGGATGAAATGACTTATCCAAAGTTAATTGAATCAGATGCTCAAATGACAGACAACGCACAAAAAGTTTTCACATCTGCTCCAAATTATATTTTGATGGGATAAGGAAGTAATCAATGTCAACAAATAACAAATGGTCACAACCAGACGCTCCACCTCCTCCAATGTTCTTGAACCAGAAAGAAAGAGATCTGGTCAAACAAGTCAACGATGAATTGATCGAGCGTGTCATTGGGCAAACTATTCTTTATTATCCTATTGATTTGGAGTTGACAAACTTCCATCCTCTTTATGGGGAGTCTATGGAAAAAACCTTTCTTCCCCCTATCAGGGTTCACGCAATGGTTAAGTGGGACTCTCAAGAAACTAGCAATACAGGATATGGAATTGATCGACTAAGAAAAATCTCAATTAACTTCCATAAACGAAGGCTGACAGAAGACCAAGACCTTTTTGTTAGAGAAGGCGACTTTGTTCTTTACGCAGATCTTTTTTATGAAATTGTCACTTTAACTGAACCTAAACAGTTATTTGGGCGCGGAGATAAATCTTTCGAAATAATGGCAGAATGCATCCGAGCAAGAGAAGGAACTTTCAATGCACAATAAAAAAAGAGATGAAAGACTAGAAGATGCCGAGGTGGTCTACCTTCAGCCTTCAAACTTAGAAAATGTTGATTTCTCTGTTTTTGAGTGGGTTGATGAACACCTTAATGTTTCCGTCCAGACAAACAAAGGATTCAAAAAAGTCCCAGTTGTGTGGACTTCTGCTGAAAGGTCTTTTCAGGCTAAAAACGATAAAGAACTTCGAGATTCCGAAGGTGGCTTGATTTATCCAATTATAACAGTTTCTAGAAATTCTGTTACAAAAGACAAGCAAAAGAAAGGAGCATTTTGGGCTCCACTTCATGAACAAAAAGATTATAGAGGCGGTGTTTTTAAGATATCTCAAAAGTTAAATCAAAACAAGACAGCAAATTTTGAAAATGCTGATGCTTTTCGATCTCCGTCTAGAAGGCAGATCAACTTTGTTATGCCAAAAGAGAAGAAAAGAAAAGAAGTTTATAAAAGTATAACTGTTCCAATCCCAGTTTACATTGAAGCTGTTTATGAAGTTATGTTGAAAACACAATTTCAACAACAAATGAATGAAATGATAGTCCCTTTTATTTCAGATGTTGGTGGTTTAAATTACTTTCAACTTCATAGGAATGGACATTTGTATGAAGCCTTTATTCAGTCTGATTATGGGATTTCAAACAATGTGAATCAAATGTCCGGAGAAGAAAGAACTTATGAATCAAAAGTAACTATCAATGTTTTAGCTTATTTAATAGGGCAAGATTCAAATGAAGCAAAGCCGTACAATGTTGTAAGAGAAAACCCAGTTCAGTTAAGATTTAACCGAGAAAAAAGCATGATAAGTAAAAAGAATGATAAAACCAGTCCTATAAAAGATTATAGAGAATTGGGAGAATAAAAGACTTTTCATTAACTTTCATCTATTTATTAATAAAAGATTTATCGACAGGAGATTAGTAAATGTCTGCTAAAAATTTTAGATTTAGATCGCCGGGAATCAGAGTTCAAGAAATTGATCAAAGTTTTGTTGAAGCTCCAACAGTTTCTGAAGTTGGTCCGGTGATCGTTGGCCGCTCTTTGGAAGGCCCCATTTTGAAACCTGTTACAGTCAATTCTGTCGCAGAGTTTATCGATGTTTTTGGAGAGCCTTCTCCGGGTGGCTACGCTGGTGGAGACCTTTGGAGAAATGAAAACACTACCGCACCTCATTATGGAGCATATGCAGCTTTAGCTTATCTTAGAAACTCTGCTCCTATTACTTTTATTCGCTTGGGTGGTATTAGCTCTCCCGGAGCTAGCGGTACCGGCTTGGCGGGATGGCAAACCACCGGCTCGGTCGAGCCAAATGCATCTTTGGCTAGCGATGCAGGCGCATACGGCCTTTGGCTTGCCCCTTCTGCCTCCGCTGGTGACGAACATGGAACAGGCTCTCTTGCTGCTGTCTTTTACATGTCAAAAGGCGCAGCGATTGGCCTAAAGGTTGCCGCTGGAGAGTACAAAACTAAAAGGCTAGCAAAGTTTAGCGGTACATTAACTAATGCTAAGATTGAGCTTGTTGTTTCTGCTTCTGCTGCTGCTACTGATTTCACTCCAGCTTCTTTGGTTAGTGAATTGGGGTACACATCTGGCGCAAGCGATCATAATAAAACGTTTACAGTTACACTAGACCCAAGTGATTCAAACTTTATTAGAAAAGCTTTGAACACCTCTCCCTTGAGGACGTACAAGGGTGATGATGGTGTTAACCACCCGCATCCTTATTTCTTAGGCGAGACTTTTGAAGATGTAATCAAAGCCAAAGAAGGTTCTGAAAGCAATACCATGGCTTTTATTGCTCCGTTAGCTTCTGGTTCTGTCTATAAAGGGGATTACCGCTACGACTTCCAAGAGGCAAAGACAGGATGGGTCTTCTCGCAAGATACCGGTCTTAATACCAGTTTTGATCCGATTGATTCAACTCCACAAAAGCTTTTTAGATTGGTTGGCCTCAACGAAGGTCGATGGGCTTCAAAAAATATCAAAATCTCAATTGCAAAGATTTCTTATACAAAAATTGATAACGCTGCGGAGCCTTATCCCACTTTTTCGGTGCAGGTGCGCGATGCTAAAGATTCTGATAACAGTCCAGCTATTTTGGAAGAGTTTAACGATGTTACTTTAAATCCAAGATCTTCTAATTTTATCGCTGCTGTAATTGGCGATCAGTATATCGAATATGACAAAGCCGCCAGAAAGCATCGCGTTTTCGGAAGCTATCCGAATAACTCGCGATATATTCGAGTTGATGTGCATCCCGATGTTCTTTACGGTACAGCCGACCCTGAATTGGTTCCTTTTGGCTTCTTGGGACCGGCTCGTCGCAAAAAGTTTCAGATCATTTCAGGTTCAGCGGCGAACACTCCGGCAGATGCTACGTATGTAAATCTTCAAACTTCTTATGCGTCCGAAGGAGACTCTTCTCTAGAATGGGGTGGTGGAGACTTTATTGCATCAAACGTTCTAGCTAACACATTCACAGCTTCCTTGGAATGGCCGGATTATGCTCTTCGTGTTAGTGCTTCTAATAGTTCGCGAGGGGTTGCTAAGAACGGCTACTTTGGAGTCAGAACCCAGAAAAATGAGACCTCTAGATTTTTCTCTGATAACTATTACGATCTGAGCTATCCACTGGAAGGCGGGGTAGACTCTTGGAATCCAGATGGAACGAATACCGTTCACACGTTTGCATTCTCTTTGGATGATGTTAAGCAGGTTTCTTCGTCGACGACTGGCTGGTTAGATGATGCTGCATACGAAGCAGGAAACAGAAAATCTGCCGTTGCTGGTAAGAAATCAATCTCCCAGCTTGGTTCGTATTATAAGGCGAATGGCCCGGGCCAAACTGCCACAGCACTATATACTAACTCTGCTGGGTGGAAGACGGTTATTGATGCTGGTTATAACAAATTCACCATGCCAATGCACGGTGGTTTTGATGGCGTTGATATCACCAAGAAAAACCCCTTCTCTAACGTTACTTTGACCGGCGGCGCAACAAACGACGGCGCTAATAATTATGCTTGGTACTCCGTATTTGCAGCCATTAAAGCGCTTAAAGACCCTGAGTTTATTGATTACGATGTGGCTGCGGTTCCCGGAGTTTGGGAAAAACAATTGAACAAACTCATGGCAGACCAGTGTCTTGAAAGAGGAGATGCTTTGGCGGTTGTTGATTTGGACTCTGGATATCGTCCTCTGGAAGAAACAAAAGAGAACGCTACCACTGGTGTCAACACTGATTTGACCAAGCTTGGTTCTGTCTCGGCCGCTGTTAACTGGCGAAGAAACGATATGAGCGACTTGGTTCATTCCTATGCTTGTACTTTCTATCCTTGGGTTGATATTTCTGACCCGCGAACTAACGGGTTGGTTTCTGTTCCTCCTTCAGTTGCAATGCTTGGTGTGTTTGGGCGAGTTAAGCAGGTTTCCGATGTTTGGTTTGCTCCGGCAGGCTTCAACAGAGGCGGACTTTCCGATGGCCTTTCTGGATATCCTGTCGTCAACGTCAAAGATAGACTGACTTCGAACGAAAGAGACGAACTTTATGACAATGGTATTAACCCCATTGCTTCCTTCCCCTCTGAGGGGGTTGTGGTGTTTGGTCAAAAAACTCTGCAACTGGAAAGATCGTCTCTTGACAGAATCAACGTTCGAAGGTTAATGATCTACCTTAAGCGTCAAATTTCTAGAGTTGCCAGTAGTCTTCTTTTTGAGCCGAACGTTCCGGATACTTGGAGAAACTTCACAAACGATGCAGAAGAGATTTTGCAAGAAGTGCAAGACGGTTTGGGAATTGAAGAATATCGGTTCATCTTGGATGAAACAACCACAACCCCGGATTTGGTCGACCAGAACACGCTTTACGCAAAGCTCCTGATCAAGCCGACTAGAGCAATTGAGTTTATTGCTTTGGACTTTGTCCTGACAAATTCAGGTGTGGATTTCCCAGAGTAAACTAATTAATAGAAAATATATAATATAATTTAAAAGGAGAAATCCAAAAATGAGCCAGCAGTTTTTTTGGGCAAACAAAAAGCTAGAGCCAAAAAGAGCTTTTAAATGGGTCGCTAGATTAGGCGACAACAAACAGATCTACTCTTATCAAATTCAAAAAGTAGCCCGTCCGGAATTGACTATTTCCAATAAGGAAGTGAAGATTCTTGGTCATACCTTCAACTATCCAATGCAAGCGACTTGGAATCAGATCACCCTCGATTTTATCGATGTTGTCGAAAATGACAATGATAATGGTAAAG